ACAACACAGAAGTTACAGCCAGATTTTGAACATTGGCTCAACACTCAAGACAGAATACATGTTACCTTTTCGTGTTCACCAAAGCTCACCGTTTCGGGAGAACGTTGGGATCGTGCTATTAAGCCTGAGATTGCTCGGCAATACTATGATGCTCCTCGCAGTGACCAGTACTTTAAGTTTGTGGTTGCTGACGAAAGGGATGTCAACGAAGTTACTGAAGCTACGCGACTATTTAGAGAAGCGGGCGTTGAGTGTCCGGTCTATATCATGCCGCTCGGCGGACGATCTGAGGAGTACGAGTTTAACACAGAACGAGTTGCCAAACTCGCAATGCAGAGAGGATGGAGATACACGCCGCGACTACACATTGACCTCTTCGGCAATGCATGGGGAACATGAAGACCCTACTGATAGATTAAGAAAAAACGGATTCTAAGGAGAAAAAATGACACATTATTTCAATTTCAAAGGACTTGCTAAACGTCAGGAGTATTGGGCTGTTATCGTTATAGCATTTGCACTTGCATTTACAGCAGGATTTTTTACAGAAGTACTAATACTGTTTAATACAGAAGGTGCTCTATTCGGACTTTTGTTTTTGGTAGTAGGGTGTATTGCTCTTATTTGGCTACAATTTGCTACAGCAGCCCGGCGATGTAGAGATGCAGGTATATCTCCATGGTGGGTACTGCTTCTCGTAATCCCCTACATCAATTTCGTAGTTACTATTGTTTTTGGTGTACTACCCTCAAAGACTGTAGGAGAGGACGATGTTTAACCTTTGGAAGAAATTTTCTAAAAAAGAAGAACCACTAGAACAGGAAGAGCCAAAGACAGAAGAAGACATTCGTCGAGAAGCACTTGAACGAGAAAAAGAAGAAGCGAACAAGAAAGGCGAGCCCTGGGTTGCAGTTCTTGATACACAGGTAAATCCTGAAAATATTCGAAATGGTTTCTTTGAACTCGATTGGAACAACGAGTTTATTGAAAGACTGCTTGACGCAGGTTACAAAGGTGAAACTCAGGAGGAAATAGTAGATGCTTGGTTTAGAACTATTGTCACTCAGATGCTTGCAGAAGAAGGTGCAGACACAGAAAGAGGCATGGGTTATATCAATGTAAATCCCATTGACGAAGGCAGATCAGAAGTATCATAATGCATCTTTACCTTCTCGACAATGAACTCTTGATAATGTCACCCAAAGATGCTATCGTGTTTTACATACAAGGTAGAGATATCTTTGACTTTACGGAACATTTTGGATTAGAAGAAGCATGAGCACATATATTTTACTAGACACTGCTAATGTGTTTTTTCGCGCTCGACACGTTGTTCGCGGCGACATTGACACTAAAGTAGGCATGGCAATCCATATTACCCTAAATTCGCTTAAGAAAGCTTGGGATGATTTTGGAGGAGATCATGTAGTAGTCTGTCTTGAAGGTCGTTCATGGCGTAAAGATTTTTACGAGCCATACAAGCGCAATAGAAAAGAAGCTCGCGCTGCAATGACAGCAAAAGAAGAAGAAGAGGATAGAGTCTTTTGGGAAATCTTTGATGAGCTAAAGACTTTTCTTATTGAGAAGACCAATGTAACCGTTCTTCGTCATGAAAGACTGGAAGCAGACGATCTTATCGCAGGTTGGTGTCAAAATCATCCCAGCGACGATCATGTTATTATCTCGACAGACGGAGATTTTGCTCAGTTGATTGCTCCTAATGTTCGTCAGTATAATGGTGTTACTTCTACTACTATCACACACGAAGGCTACTTTGACGACAAGGGCAATCCTGTTGTAGACAAAAAGACTGGCAAGCCAAAGCCTGCTCCTAATCCGGAATGGATGCTGTTTGAAAAGTGTATTAGAGGTGACACATCAGACAATGTGTTTTCTGCTTATCCTGGTGTAAGGAAGAAGGGCACGAAGAACAAGGTAGGCCTGTTTGAAGCGTTTGACGACAAAGATACAAAAGGCTTCAACTGGAACAATCTCATGCTGCAACGCTGGGTTGATCACAAGGGCGAAGAACACAGAGTCATTGATGACTACAATAGAAATGTGACTCTGTGCGATTTAACTGCACAACCGCCTGAGATCAGAGAAATCATAGACAACGAAACGCAAAATGTAGAGTCTAAAAATGTATCACAGGTAGGTTTAAGACTTATGAAGTTCTGTGCTAAATGGGACATGCAGCGTATAGCAGATCAAGCAGCTTCTTATGCTAAACCGCTGTCAGCGAGGTATCCAAATGAACAAAAAGAAATGTCCGTTTGAAGAAACGTGCGAACACAAAACAGACGACTGTTATGAGGAGACTATGAAAGATAGCATTACAGCAAAAGAGATTCTTGAGAACAAGTTTTGGATTGTAGAAAACAAGGGCGTAAGAATAGGAACTCTTACTCTTGACGAAGAAAAATATATCTTAAGTGATAAGCAAGGAACACACTTTTTTAACTCTGAGAGGCAGTTAAAGAAAACGCTGGGAGATATTTCTTGGGGTCATAAGCAGCTAGAAGACTCGATCTCCTACGAAGTTCATGGTTATCCTACTTCTTACAAGCCTTACAATCCTATGTATGATGTTCGCAAGCACATTCCGCTTTTTACAAAGTCTCCTAAAAGCAAGAGTGTGTATTGCGCAGGTCATTATGTTATTCGTTTTGACAAAGGTTGGGTTAAGAGCTTTTGTCCTAAACTGATTACTGTAGAAGCTAACGACTTCAAAGGTCCTTTCAAAACAGACTTTGAAGCAAGACAGGAGTTGTCCCGTGTCAAATCGCAGTGAGCCGCTTAACACAGCACCTATACAGCAGTTTTTGCAACAAGTGCGCTCTGCTGATGCAGGTAAGGCAAAAGAAGTAAAACTAGACCTACAAAATGCCAAGAGACTTGCTTTTTGTTTAGGGGAAGTGATGACTCGCCTAGAAGGCGATTTAGAGAAAATCCTCTCAAACAAATCTGCAGGCACAGATGAAGTAATCGAAGTGAAAATGGACGGCGGCTCAAGCTGGTAAAGAGATAAATAAGTGCGTAGTTAACTTAAAGGATACACGCACTATGAGTCGCCCTAAACCTGAAGTAATCTTGGAACATATTGACAAAAAAACCTATAAGACAGAGCAGGTTCTCAAAGCAGAAGCTATCTGGGCGGTATTCTATCAAGGTGCTCCTTTCAATCTAAAGTCGGCTAACATGCTGACAAACTATCCTGGTCCTAAGTATCCTAAGGTAAGTTTTTCAAACCCTGGACACGCAATTAATCTTGCAAAAAAGTTGAACTCTCTGTTTAATACGGATGAGTTTGAGGTTGTAAAACTCACACAGGGCGAAATCATACCTCTTGACGAAGAATGACTTCAAAAGAAACATATACCAAAGTCTTTCTCAAACAGTTAGATCAACCTGTGAATAACCTTTCTGTTCGTTCTGCTCTTGCGGAATGGTGGAGAAATCCTCGCACTAAAGAAAAAGGCGGCATGCGTCTCACTGAAGAAGGCTTCAGAATGATGACAGAAGATTTGGATATATCATTCTACGAAGTGCCATATGCTCCTGACATGAATTTTACCACTCAAATAATCATATGGCTTGACAACTTTATTGACTGCCCTTACTATCTTGACAAGAGAAGCATGTTTGTCACAGATGACAAAAAAGCACTTGAACTTCACATGTTTTCAGGAGATATCAAAAAATATGGTATCTCCAAAGCTTTAGCAAGACAGGATGCCAAAAACGATTGACATATCACCTTATTCCTGTATAATAACACTTGTACTTAAACACAACTGCAACTAGAGGTACTTATGGATACTGCAACTCGTCAGCTAACTCCTAATTCTGCGAAAGCATCAATCAACCACGCTATTCGCCGCAAGCGTCCTATCTTTCTTTGGGGACCTCCCGGCATTGGCAAGTCAGACATTGTTCATCAGATTGGCGAATCTATGAACGCTAAGGTAATTGATGTTCGTCTTTCGCTTTGGGAGCCAACTGACATCAAGGGTATTCCTTACTTTGATTCCAATCTTTCAAAGATGGTTTGGGCTCCGCCGCTTGAACTGCCTGACGAAGAGATGGCTGCACAGCATGAGAACATTGTGCTGTTTCTTGATGAGATGAACTCTGCGGCTCCTGCTGTGCAGGCTGCTGCTTATCAGCTTATTCTTAACCGCAAGGTTGGTACTTACACACTGCCTGACAATGTTTACATTGTTGCTGCTGGTAACCGTGAGGCAGACAAGGGCGTAACCTATCGCATGCCTGCTCCGTTGGCTAATCGTTTTGTTCACTTAGAAATGACTGTGAACTTTGATGATTGGTTTGAGTGGGCTGTTGAAAACAACATTCATCAGGATGTTGTAGGTTACTTGACCTTCTCTAAGAAGGATCTCTACGACTTTGACCCTAAGTCTCCGTCGCGTTCATTTGCAACGCCTCGTTCTTGGTCGTTTGTGTCAGAGCTGCTTGAAGACGGCATTGACGAAAGCACTACTACTGATCTTGTGTCGGGTGCTGTTGGCGAAGGTCTTGCTGTTAAGTTTATGGCACATCGCAAGGTTGCTTCGCAGATGCCTAATCCTGCAGACATTCTTGAAGGCAAGGTATCAGAGCTCAATACCAAGGAGATTTCCGCGATGTATTCGCTGACTGTGTCTCTCTGCTACGAGCTAAAAGAAGCAAACGATGCGAACGACAAGAAGTTCAACGACAAGGTTAATAACTTCCTTCGCTTTGCGATGGATAACTTTGAGACTGAACTGGTTGTCATGGGCATCAAGCTGGCACTGACGCAGTATAGCCTGCCTATTGATCCTGACGAGATTGAGTGCTTTGACGAGTTCCACGAGCGCTTTGGCAAGTATATCACTGCTGCACAGCAGGCCTAACATTTGGGGCGACAAGATCGCCCCTTTCCTTGACTTATTCACTAATCTATCGTATTATATACATACTGATAGAGAAGGAGCCGGATATGACCGTTGAACAGAATGTGTTGGAACACGAAGAGCTTTCTGAAGAGGCACTGAAAGAACTACAGGAAGAAGTCAAAGAGAAGGTGATTACTGCTCGTGTTGGCTTGCTCCTTCGTCATCCCTGGTTTGGTAATATGGCAACTCGTCTGCGCGTTCAACCCTGCGACGGTTGGTGCCCTACTGCTGCTACAGATGGTAGAAATCTGTTTTACAACTCCCAGTTCTTTGACAAGCTCACTACCAAGCAGATTGAATTTGTAATCGCACACGAGATTCTCCATTGCGTGTTTGACCATATTATTCGCAGAGAAGACCGTGATCCTCAGTTGTATAATGTAGCCTGTGACTACAAGGTCAATAACACTCTTGTTCGCGATCGTATTGGCGAAAAGCCTGACATTCAAATTTATCAAGACTACAAGTACGATGGCTGGACTTCTGAAGAGATCTATGACGAACTCTACGAGCAGGCTGACAAAATTGATCTCGACGAACTTGGCAAGATGCTAGACGAACACGTTGACTGGGAGAAAGAAAACGGTTCCGGCGGCGGCGACAGCGAAGACGGTGAAGGCAAAGGTCGTCCTAGCTACACTCGCGAAGAACTTGAAAAGATTCGTGACGAGATCAAAGAGAACATGATCTCTGCTGCACAGAGTGCTGGTGCAGGTAATGTTCCTGGCGAAATAGAACGCATGGTAAAAGATCTTACCGAACCCAAGATGGACTGGCGTGAGATTCTTCAGCAGCAGATTCAGAGCACAATCCGTAACGATTTTACTTTTGCTCGGCCGTCACGAAAGGGTTGGCATATGGGTGCTGTCCTGCCTGGACAGAACTTTGACGAGACAATTGATATCTGTATTGCTCTTGATATGAGTGGTTCAATTGGAGATGAACAAGCTCGCGTATTCCTAAGCGAAGTCAAAGGAATCATGGACCAGTACGAAGACTACAATATCAAAGTTTGGTGCTTTGATACAGAAGTATATAACGAAGACTCCTTTACTGCTGACGACGGTAGAGAAATCACTGATTACGAAATCAAAGGCGGTGGCGGCACTGACTTCATAGCGAACTGGAATTACATGAAAGAACAGGACATTGTTCCCAAGAAGTTCCTTGTTTTTACAGACGGTATGCCGTGGGGTGAGTGGGGCGATCCTGACTATTGCGATACAGTATTTGTTATTCACTCTGTATATGGCAGAGCGCCCGAAGCACCATTTGGAGTGACTACATACTACGATGATTAATTCAGTGCCAGAGAAGATTAATCCACTAAACTTCTACGGTATTAGGCAGTTGAAGGTTCCACCTCCGCATTTTGAGTATGTTACTATCGAAATGCGGAGGTATAACCTTGAGCAGACAATCGTCAAGTGGATCGAAAAGAACACAAAAGGCCGTTTTTACGTGGGCACAATACACGAATTAGATAAAAACAACAAACAGGCTAAAGTGATCAAGATCGGTTTTGAAGACCCAAAGGAACTTTCTTTATTCACTTTGGGTTGTCCTTATTTGAAGTATTAGTAAATAAACAGAGCATTTAATTTAGGAGGTTATTGATGTCTGAAGAACAGAAGCAAGAAGAAGTTGCTGCATCTGAAGCAGAAGCACAGCAAAACAACGAAGCAGAACTTACGGTGCAAGACCTAAACGCACTAAAGCAGATTATTGACGTAGCAAGTCAGCGAGGTGCATTTAGGCCAAACGAAATGATGACCGTAGGTCAAATCTACACCAAGCTGGAAACTTTCTTAAACGCAGTAAGTGCCCAGCAGTCCGCACAAGGAGAATAAAATGGCATTGAAGCATGTAGGAAGAGTAAAAAAGAATCAAAGAAAGGTGGTTGTAGCTTATCGCACCGTTCCCAATGATCCGCAAAGCTGTGTAGTCGTTACCACAGAAAATCTAATGGCAGACGAACACGATGCTCTAATGAAGACTGTAGAAAGCGACGCAGGACAAAGTGCATACGAGTTCGCTGAAGCAATGAGTAGAACTTCGCTACCAGATGGCCGTAACATGCTTGCAGGTCTTCATACCACAGGTAAAATGGTTAAAATGCCTACTGCAGAAGTAGAAATGATTCCTGATAGAAACACTGCTATCTCTCTCGACGAGTTGAACAGACAAATAGCTGAACAGAAAGGTGTTTCTATTGAAGATCTTGCTCTTACAGACAGCAATCAAACTGCAAAAGCAGAAACACAATCTCGATCATTGCCGGAAGTCGAGTCTGAAACTCTTGCTACCGCAGAACCTGCACTTTCAGACGAAGAACTTGCTGCTAAATACAGAAGCGACGCAGATCGCCTGTATAAGGAAGCCAAGGCTCTTAGAGAAAAAGCCGAAGAGCTTTCTCCAACTAAGAAGTCAAAGGCAAAGAGTGCATAATAAAAAATTACCAAAAGAAGTAATTGATCATTGGCCCGAAGTATTCGAAGATGTCGAAGTTGAAGTTGTTCCGATTGAGTATCTTCACTCAATTAGAGTCAGCTTCGACGACGGCATTACTTGGGACATAGATGTAAAAAAAGATGCTGACGATTATGATATAGAATCATCAGTAGCCGATCTGTTCGAAACCTACCAAGACTCGATCACACACATAGACTTCCGCTTGGATACGGAAAAAGTAAAGCGAGATGTTTCTAAGCGTACTCATCTCTTTATGAAAAAGCGTAGATAAATTGATAAATACTCTTAGTAGCTAGGAGCAAGATTAATGTCGCTTAGAATAAGAAGAGGTTTAAGCACCGATATACCTACCCCTGTTGAAGGCGAGTTATTATATACCACCGACGAAGGTAAATTATATGTAGGATACAACGATCCTATAGAGGGAGAAGTAATACCTAAATTAACGGGTGCTAGACTAACAGACGATGATACTCCTACACTATCGGCAGATCTAAATCTAGCAGGAAATAACATAGTTGGAACCGGTAATATTAATATAGACGGTACTATAAATGCTACTGGTAATATTAATTTAGGCGACGAAGATAGCGACACAATTAATATAAACGGGCAAATCAATACATCATTAATTCCTACATCGACAAATTTGTATGACTTAGGTGATATTACAGCAAGATGGAGAAATGGATATTTTCAATCTCTTATAGCAAATAGTTACATAGAATCTTCCGACTTTGTTGTAGGTAATTCTATTGTATCTAGTGATAGCACCGTTATCTATGATAATTTATCTAACAGTATCAACATAGAATCAATCACTGCAAATATCGTAGAAGGCAATTTGATAGGAAATGTCTATAATGAAAATTCTAGTTTAATTATAGATAACGAAGAGGGTTCATTTAATACTCCGTCTCTAAAGATTATCGATGAAAAAATCGAAAGTAAAATTTCTGAGCCGTTAAGAGTTTTTTCCGATAAAGGTTTAAGGAATTTTGGTTCTTCCTCTCAGTCTATAACAGACTCAAACGCATTTGTGCTTAATTCAATAGGCGATAGTGATACTAGTCCTTTAGCAATTGGAGATATAGTAGGAGCATTTGCTTACAGCGGCTATGACGGCTCCGATTATATACCAACAAATGTAATACTCTCTGAAGTTGATTCCGATGCAAGCGGTTCTATACTACCTGGAAAGTTAGTCGTTTATTCTGCAGATGTTACAGGCAGTTTGAATCCTACAATGACCATAGATTCTGCGGGAACAATAAGTGGAGGCATTTTCAAAACCGGCACCTATAACAACACAACAGAAAGAGATAATCAAATACCTAATCCAGAAGCAGGAATGATTATCTTTCTAAACGATGTATCTCCAAAATTTCAAGGGTATGACGGAACACAGTGGGTTGATTTTAATTAGTAAGATTGTAGATTATCAATTCCTAGTGTCTTTCTAAAACTTTCTGTAAAAACACAATCTATACGAACACCATATTCCTGCTCTTTAGAAGATTCTCCGCCGTGCCAGTCTTGATCGTTCCAGAAGGCAGCATGACAATTTAGATAATACTTATTTTGTTCGTCAGGATCCCATATATAGAATCCTCTTTTGGTTCTAGGCCTAATATGTATAAATTCATTTCTATGGTTAGAATAATAGTCATTTTCAAAAACACCATTTTTCGCATCTAAATCTCTATGTTCAAATGCCTTACCATTATGATCGCAATGAAAGATAATGACACGACCGATCTGTTCTATAATATCATTTTCTATAAGATTATATACCCACTGAACTAGTCCAGGAAAATATTTGGATTCTTCAGTTGGCTTTCTTTTAGCATTTCGTTCATTCCAGTCGCCTTCTTCCCATATAAAATAATAAACATATGGATCGTTAGCACCTAATGTAGTTTTTAAATATCTTGTAAAGATATTTCTTTGTTTATAATCGCCAAAATCCTCAGGTAAAATTTTATCACCTTCAATCTTGATAGGATTATCATCTGGTAAATCTTGGTATTCTTCCCAAGCCTTATAGATAGGCTTCCAGTCTAAAATGTAACTCGCGTGTTTCCATTCAAATCCAGGTTTCATCCAAGTTCCTTCTTTTGCATAATCTCTAGCAAGAGCCATGCCTTTAGAAATTTCGGGATGTAAATTTTTAAAACCTTCGATGTCTAAAAAAGGATCTAAGTTTAGATATTTTTGTCCGCCTATTCCTCTTATCATTCAAAACTCCTAATCTTAAAAATATTTATTAGTAAATAAAATTATGTCTAATGGCTTTGAATATTATTATAATAATGTTCCCGGAAAGGGTCTGTGTAGAAACAATTTGATATACACAAGTTTGATTAGCAAAGACAGAAAAACATTTTGTCAATGGTATTACAATGACAAAACTTATCACAGTGGGATGAATAAGGTTGTTGACCCTACCCTTATGTTGGAAAAATGGCAGAGAGAAAAACATTATCTTTTGCTAATGCATGAAAACTTCCCCCAGCACATTCCTGAAATTTTAGATATCGATGATAAAAATCAAAAAATTTATTTAAGAATAGACGGAGATGATTTTTGGGAAAGAGCAAAAACAGACATAAACAGATACAACGACGTTCTTCCTAATTGGGAAGAACAGATGCTAGAAATAATAGAAAGTCATAAAAAATTAAATTTCTATAAAATTTCTATGCACCCTTCTAGTTATTTTGTAGTAGACGGAAAATTAAAAAGTATTAATTATTTTTTTTGTTATAATTTCAGTGAAGAGACGATAAGATTTTCAGATGTTTTTAGTCACATAAGCGACGACAGATTAGAAAAACTTTATCCTCTCATGAAAAAAATGAATATTGATTATAATAACCAAGAACCCTTAGAAAAAATACAGAATTTAGCATTTGAGACATTTAAATTTAATTTTCCTCATAGCACTATGGAAAAAGCAAAGAGAATCTATGTTTAGTATTAAAGAATGGAATCCAGATTTGGATTTATCTTTTTTTTACAAAGAATGCAAAAAAAGAGGGCACATTAATAACTCCTCAAAAAAACAAATGATAGATTGTTTCAAAAATGAAAAACACTGGAATGTTTGGATTTTGTATCACTATAACACCCCTATAGGCAGCGTAGCAGCACACTCATTCGACGATGTTATGGGAGAGAATTCATATAGAATTTTGACTAGAACGTGTGCTTTATCAAAATATGCGCCTATTACAGGCTTATTAACCAAAAATAAAATGATATTAGAACACCAACACTTTACGGCGCAATTTTTTTTAGAAACTTGCGTTAAATGGTGCAAATCAGACAGATTATATTCTACATCGAACTATAGCGATTGCGCAAGTCAAAAAATTGTGAATAGACTTTATTTTCCTACACTTGCAAAAAAAAATTTAGTAGAATTTGTTAAAACACAGAATTATAGAGGACTACCACAAAACATTTGGAAAATAAATCATGAAGCTTTTTTGGCAGATCTTAATCGTTATCCGCGATGGAAATTAAATAATTAACTTTTTCGCATTTTTTGTCTAAATCTTTGTCTTTACCTCCTAAAGATTCAATAACAAACGAAGTAAGTTTTAAATTAAATTCTACATTCCAAAAATAAGGATTAGATAACCAAATATCAATGATTGATACTATGGATTCTAAGGGTATTTCTTCGTCCGAATTATATCTATCGTCTCCTATTGTTGACTTAATAAAAGAAAAGTCAAGGTATAATATTTTTGCTACATTATATTGGGTAGGAATAGAAGATAGTAAATTGCAAAATTCATAAAGTTCTGATTTGATAAATGATAATTCAGGTTTTATATTTGTGTAATTCCGTATTACGCCTCCTGATACAATTATAAATGAAACATGTTTATAAATCTTCTCTAAAATTTCTTTCTGATATTCTTTATAACATAGATTATTAAAAACAATATCAGCATCTTTGCAAATTGAAACTATCTCATCGAAATTGCGTTCTATATCATAACCACGAGTTCTAGAAATACCAATAACTTCAAAATTTTGATTAACGAAATAATCTTTTACTGCCTTCCCTATACCGAAAGTGTCTCCTATAACCACTGCCTTCATAGCTTTACACCTAAGCAATGATAAAGGAAAAAGGGCTGCAAACCACAATTTGCTGCAGAATGATAATTTCTATAATCTTTCCACTTAACGATTGTTCCTATGTCGCAAGCAGAGACATCTTTACCTTCTAACGCTAAAAAATGAGATAAATTTTTTTCGCCTAGAAAAATAGAATATCTCATTAATTTACCTTCTTGGAGCCATTGTTCATGCTTATCGTCAACGTCCCAATGCCAAGGTGCTGTTTTACCTGGCATAATTAAACTCACCCAGTCTCTTTTCGGATTTATATTTACATATTCGGCAAATTGATTTGTAAATTGAGCATTATAATGTTCATTTGGGTAATAGTTATACCACTCTATGCTGGATAAAAAATATCCTGCGTTTATCCAATTATCGATCATTTCTTGATAGTAATTTTTAATTTTGGTATTTTTAGATTTTGAAGCATCTAGTATAGAATTGAAATCTAAACGCTTAGGCTGAGTTTTTTGACATTCACCAACAAGATCTTTGCATTTTTTTCTAATTATTTTATACATGATTCCAAATCGTCCAATTTCAAATTTAGTTTTTGGTTGTGCCATTTATCATTTAACAATAAAAATTTATAGATTTCAAAAAAGTTATAATTGTTGCGTTCACTAAAAGGTTCTGTACAAATCCATTTTTTACTATCTTGCGAAAGTATCTCATCTACTATTGTTTTGTTGACCAATGGCGTATTAAGACCAAAACAACTAAAAAAGTCTATAGTTTTTATTACATTATTTCTGTTTTCAAAAAAACAATGTGAATGCATAGAAATTTTTCCTAAGCCAATTCGATATAAATCAGACAAGACATTTTGTGCTTTGTTCATGAAGTAAACCTGCTTTTCTGGTTGATGATATATAACATGATTGATTAAATCTCCATCGTAGCGAATGAAAATCTTTTTTGATTTTTTATCGATTTCTAAAATATCTGGACACCACTGATAGTTTCTCAATTTGTCTAAGTAATACAATTCATTTTCAAAAAAATAATCAAGAGTTTTTTGACTTAAATTATTTTTTGAATAGGCATTCTTTTTACAAAAGTGATAACAAAATATTTTGTTATCCGGACTTATTAATGGCTCGTAAGTGTGTTGCGATACGCAACTCCTTCCTTGATTATCCAGTTTGTATAGATATTTCCAATTTTTAACAGATATCAATTTTAAATTCTCTAGGTGTAATATACTCTAAATCAATCAAATTATTTTCTTCGAGTTCAAAACTACAACCTTTTTCTTCGATCTTGAAATTAGTTAATAGCCCTTTTTTGTTAGCATAATTTAACCAAGAACTAAGGGTATTATCAAATTTATATCTAGGATTAGAACCAGCTAAACGTATTTTAACGGTTTTTGATTTGTTAAGTTGATTATTTTGTAAAAGTTTTCTTACGACTAGTTGATATCTAGAAGTTTCACCGCAAGAAATAGCTGTATGAACTTTACTCGTATCCATTTCATACCAGATAGCATCTGCATAAGTAGGATATATTACATTATCATCTAGGTCTAATAAGTACCCTCCGTCGCCTGCAAGATTAATATGAAATCTATCATCTATGTCTGCATGTTGTGTGTAACAACGCATTGATTCAAGAATTATCAGTCGTGCTTCGCCTATCGGAAAATCTAATGTCGAAAGTATGTTACCTAACGGAGTATCTTTGACTTCTTCTTTTAAAGACCACTCGTCGTAAAAAAAATTTCCAGTAGGGAAATTGAGCACATTTTTCATTTGGTCGAAATGGTAAATTTGTGACTGAGAATCCTCTAGGAGTTTTTTATCTATAGAATGCAACGGTGCTAGCATCAGATATTTACCAAGATCTATAACTTACATATAATTTATTGGTAAGTAATTTTATGCAACCTTATAACCTACTTGAAGTAGATGGTGTAAAAATACCTTTTTCACATAATTGGACTAACATAGGAATAAGTTTAAGTGGCGGAGCAGATAGTGCATTACTGCTATATATCCTAAGTAATTATTTTACATGCAACATACACGTTATCACCCAAATAAGATGTTGGAAAACAAGACCCTGGCAAGAATACCATAGTTTACAAGTTTTTGAGTGGTTTCAAACTAATTTTCCAAAAAAAAATTTTACAAGGCATGAAGGTTTCATTCCGCCCGACTTAGAATGGGGGAGAATCGGACCTACAATAACGGATGAGTACGGAAAACTAAAAAGCGGAAATCAAATTATATTGCGATCCCATAACGAGTATATCTGTCACAAAGAAAAAATCAACGCATGGTTTGCAGCAGTTAATCGTAACCCTAATATTAAATTAGACGGAGCCTTAAAAGACAGAGACGATGGACACATACTTCCCATTTTTAATCATATGAACACGGTTATTTGCCATCCGTTTATTAAAACACGAAAGGATTGGATTATACAACAATATTATAATTTTGATATTTTAGATCTGTTAGATCTAACAAGAAGTTGCGAAGGAGATAAAATCGACTATCCTGAAATTTTTGGTGATTTAGACTTTACTACTTATATTCCAGGACAATATGTGCCTGAGTGCGGAAAATGTTTCTGGTGCAATGAACGTGAATGGGCATTGAATCGTGTTAAATAATAAATCTTGCACATTTTGTATGCATCCCTTTACTGGTCTAGCAACTAGAGAAGATGGTGCTATTAAAATCTGTTGCAGAAGTCAACCAGTAGGATGGATACAAGAACAAAGTCTTGAAGAAGTCTGGAACTCCGACAAAATGAAGGAAGTTCGCAAGCAAGTTCTCAATGGTAAACGTCCTGATGTTTGTATGCCCTGCTTTAATCTTGAAGATCAGGGTGTAGAGAGCTTACGACAGCGTCATATACGCGGTTTAATACCAGAAGCCAGGGTTAACCTTTATCCTGATGCTTTAGACGCGCTAGAAGACGATTATTCCATGCCTTTTGAATTTCCAACTATGGAGATTAAGATTAACAATCTGTGTAATCTTAAATGTCGCATGTGTAACCCTTTGGATTCTACTTCATGGACGGATTGGAAAGAAGTAGAAGAATTTTACGAAAGAGAAAACAACTACCTTGTTCCTACCGTTAGAAAACTTACAAAAAGACCAGGACAATATATCGGACCATTTGACAATTCCGATAATTGGTGGCAAGATTTTGAAAAACTTCTACCTCACTTTCGCAGAGTAGAGTTTGCAGGAGGGGAGCCCCTAATGGATCCTAACCACTACAAAATTCTAGACATGCTTAAACCACACGCAGATAAAATTGAAATCAAATATGCCACTAACGGAACAAAACTCGGCATATCAGATGGCAGGACTATATTTGACTATTGGCCTTACTTTAAGTCTGTTGCTGTAAATATAAGCATTGACGGTATACATGATGTCTATGAATACATAAGAGGTAATGGCGATTTTTCACTAATAGAAGAAAATATAAAACAAATTAAAACTTTACCTAACATCTCAAGAATTGTAGGTGCTTTTACGGTCCAATCTAACAACATCATGCAAATTGATAAAGTAATAGAATACTTTTTAGAAGATATGGGTATAATCTTTTATAGTCATAGAGTAAACTATCCTAGAGCTTTGTCTGCACAGGTTCTTCCTCAGAAACTAAAGGCAGATATCATAGGCAAATTAGAAAAAATGAACAACAAGATAGAAAAGTTTACTTTGATTAAATCTAATCCTACAATTAAAAAAGTGACTTTACAGCAAATAAAAGACAATATAAACTTTTTACAAGCCGAAGATCTTAGCCAATACTGGAAAGAATGCCTAGAATTTAATCGAAAATTAGATTTCAGTCGAAAGCAAGGTCCTATAGAAAAAATTATTCCTGAATTTAAACCATATGTATAAAATAACAAGTAGATGGCCGCATCAAAATTGTTTAAAAATAGAGTGGAACCTTGGAAAAAGATGTAATTTTGATTGTTCATATTGTCCTCCAGAAATACATGACAATTATTCACCGCACACCAATATAGCAGTGCTGAAGAGATGTGTTGATAAATTGTCTGAGATAGAAAAGCCTCTAAGAATAAGTTTTACAGGAGGAGAACCCTGCGTTCATCCTAAAATATCAAAACTATTCAACTATATAAGACCGTACGCTGATTGGATAAATGTTACCACTAACGGAACTAGAAAACCAGAATGGTATGCAGATCAACCTCTAGATCATATAGTTTTTTCTCTACATTTTGAAACAGAAGATTGGCATAGATGTCTATTAAACATTATAGATACTGATAAATTAGTTGATATTCCTATACAGGTAAACATAATGGCACATCATCAACACATGGAAGATGTAAAAACTGCTACAATGCTATTAGCAAACGAAAAAATTAAATATGTTATACGTCGTATTCGTTGGACAGAAAAGCACGACTGGTTCAATGATATGCGTTACAAGGATGAAGACTTGGATTGGATTTTGAAAAATGAAGCAACTTCTTTACCTAACTGCGATGTAGACGGAGAATATTACATTCATGCTAATGATATTATAAAAAAACATCAAAACCAATTTAAAGGTTGGCGATGTAATATCGGATTAGAAAGTTTAATGATAAATTGGGACGGTGAAGTTCATAGAGCAACATGTAGAGTAGGCGGGAGTTTAGGTAATATTTACAAAGGAAATTTCAAGCTTCCTACAGACCCTGTAACATGCACAAGAGATTGGTGTACATGTGCAGCAGACATTCCTATCACTAAATTTTCTGCTTAGATACATGCGTGTCTGGCTGACAAGAACAGCAATTTCTCGGGCATATAATCGGTTTTAAATCTAACTTTGACCTGTTAAATTTTTCTTCAAAATCTTCAGCAAAAAGATTAAGATTTGCATCAGCAAAAATTTCTTCTTGGCACGATCCTGTAATTTTTCCATCGTGTGTAATTACTAAATTTTCAATTGCTACTGAACATTCCCATCCTTTAAAATGATTCAGATTATTAGAAATATAATAATTTGGTGCCACAGGTTTAATTTCATCATTTTCAAACATTGCTACAGATTGATAATAATCAAACTCATTAAGATTACGTAATATCCATTCGCTCTCTGGTATTCTCTTTAGTGAATTATGGAAAAAATCTTTCTGCTCTTCAGTGTAGGAATTCCAGTCATGCCCGGGAGAATCTACCACTTCTTTTGCTTGAATTGGCCAATTATAAACGCTAGATTTCATTTTTTCAATATATTCTAAACAGGTATTCCAGGCAGAAGCATCCATAAGCATTAATGCACCAACATGCTTTCCTTTTTGCCATAAAAAATCACAATTTTTTACAAACAGATCTATGTCTACTTCTTTGTAATGACAACTCATTGTAAACTTGTCTATATCTACGCTATTTTCTTCAAACCATTTAGTTTTTCTTGAACCATTAGTTGTCAATTTTAATTGAACATGATGGTGTTTTTTAATTTCTTTACAAAATTGTGCTAGATAAGGCCATAATGACGGTTCTCCTCCACCTGCGATATTAATACGAAAGAAATTTTTTCCGTGCGTTTTTTGATATTCATCTAACAGTATTCTAAAATTTTTAACAACCGTATCAATGTTTTTTGGAAATTTGTTTATATTTAAAACAGATCCAGGAAAACAATATTCGCAATTAAAATTACAAATATCAGTTGGCCAAAACCGTATGTCCAATACATTATTAGACGTTGTGCTAATTACCCTTGTTAATTCATTCATAATAGATGTGCTAATTCAGGAAACACTTTTTGTGCTTGAATTCCTCTTATACTATCTAACTCGGTGATGTATTCTCGAAAACCCTTTAATTCGTTTGACTTATCTTCCGCTTCCATATGATTCATTACAGCTTCCCAGCGTTTCCAACCGTAAGGGTTATTCTTCCAAAAATCATCATCCTGTCTATAATTATTCCAAAGCCAGTCTTTAAATTCTCTATATCTTTCTCTTACTTCTTGTTTATCTTCTTTCGGAAGACACTGAATACTTAAAAATGTAGGTATGTATAACAGGTGCATATTAACTAGGCCGCCGCCCATTTGCACACCGCCCGGAACTTTTGAAAAATTAAGTTTTTTGAAGCCAGACTCTACTTTCCATTTCATAAAATCAGGCAAATGTTTTACATTCAAAATTTGTATTGCAGTAGCAAGACTGGTTGTAATATTATCAGGAGTGTTGTCTAACATGTGTAAATTACGTTCCACCGTTGCCCATTCTGTAGGATACCTAATGTATTCATCTCTCTCATAACAGGCATCCATAGATATGGCAAATTTAACCTTTTTAAAACGCGACCACATTTCGATTAAATCGTCATCTACTAATAAGCCGTTAGAATTATATCGTAATAGAATCTGATCTTCATAACCTTGGCGAAGTATTTCTTCTATAAACTGCTTATGCTCTTTTATCATCAGAGGCTCGCCGCCTGCAAAGTACACCTGTTTTAAATTAGGAATTTGTGCATTCATTTCTTCCCAAAACGAAGATTTTTCATGCCATTTATTGTCAAAGGAGGCAGCGTCAAACTGCATTTGACGTTTTACGTTCGAATCTTTTAGTTTGTTCATCAACTTTGAATGATCTTGCAACCAGCGAGACGAATCATGGGGAGAACACATAACACACTTGATATTGCAGGTATGTCCTAATCTTAAATCTAGATATTTCAGTTTTTCAGGAACTGATCCATCTTGTTCTGTCTGTCTGATTAATTCTGGTATATCTACATCATCGTAGTGCCAGGTGAGCGTTTCCCAAATTCTTTTAGAAACTACACCTTTAGATTCTTCATGAAAGCATTTTGTACAAGATTTAGGCACTTCACCTCTCATCATGCTTCGGCGAACACTTTTCATATAATCGTTATTCCAGGCACTCATAGGAGTATCTTCGCCAAAGTTAGCAGGGCGGCCGCTTTCATTTTTTACCAAACCTACTTCATGATCATTTCCTGCACCGCTAGCATTTGCCGAACAACAAAGTCTCATATCGCCGTTTGGTCTAGTAGCAAAATGTATCCAAGGCAATACACAATAAGTAGAAGATCCAGATACCTGTTTTATCTTATCTTGTAAATCCACAATTTCTAAGTTTTTTAATTCTTCTGTTTTATCAGGCATGTCCTATAACCATAAATCTTTTATATTTTGGTGTAGTAAAAACATATTCTTGAAAAGTATTTAATTGTAAAATATCTGACAATTCCTTTACCGAGTTAACACAATTTATATGTTCCTCTAAACTAAAGAAATCATTATTTTGTGCTGCAACTAACGTTCCCTGAGGAATGTTCTCTTTCCATATTCTTAAATTTGATTTTTTTATATGCTCAGTGCTTGTATTAATTACAACATCTGCTTCCTTAGTATATTCACACATATCTGCTGTGACTGCAGAAAACCTTCCTTCCATTTCATATCTCTTGTTTATAGTATTTGCAATTTCTTTACAAGTTGGGTCGATATCTACGCTGATGATATGCTCTACTTTTATTGAGCTATTAAAAAGAAGACTAGCTAAAACTCCGTTCCATCCTCCGTGAATCACAATTTTATTAGGATTGTCGGCAACAAAGTGTTTTAACTTTTCTATCAGCCATAGTTTAGAATGGACTTGTCCTTTCCAAAAGCTTTCAAGGGTTCTGTATCTATCCTCGGAGTTGCGAATAGCGTCCATCCAAAAAAGAACGTCTTCTATATCAACTTTCATACTTAGCCTTTGGTATTTTAGAATCTGCTGAACTTACGCAGGTAGATGTAATGCAAGGCATAGGTTTTTGAAACAATTCAAACCCATTGTCTATCGTACCGAGAGGTTCATCATGACAGGAATATGATCTTTTGATCTCTCCTCCTGGTTCTCTTACTATACAACTTTGATAACCTGCGCTACACTGCCAGCCATGAAATTTATTAAAATCGAATGCATTTAATCTCTCTGCTTGATCAACATCGTACCAATTTCCTTGATCGTCCTGCATAGCCATTTGATTTTGATATTCGCCGTCAATGTGCTGCGGAAATCCTGTTTGCATTTTGTCTATCTGTGCCTGAGTATAGTCTCCCACAATAAAACTTGCTGTAGGGTCGCTTTGAGGCTTTAGCGTGACGTTTATCCCCCGTTCTGCAAATCTAGAACACCTATCATAGTATGCATCAAAAAATTCTGGCACCATTACTTGATTGATTGTTAGTAACACACCTCTCTTCATTAACTGCAGACACTTGTCACTGAATTCCTGTTCTTTTGCAAACTCTGCATGAAAACTTGCTGTGATACTTCTACGTTGAAGACACTCTGTAACATCTAACCACTCTGCCCACCATTTTGATCCCGGAGACAGATTTGTTGTCATGTGAATACTTTGGTAATCTGGATTAGGATCATCGGCATAATGCTCTACAAGTTTAAGAAAATGCTTGTATGCTGTAGGTTCGCCTCCTGAAAACGAAAAGTGAAAATTTGTAAAACCATTGTCTTCTGCTTGGGACTTAATTTCGTCCATTACTTCGCAATAGGTTTTCAAAGGACGATGATCAGGTTTTGACGATCTAGCATATGGCCAACAATATGAACAAGAGTAATTACAAAAACGGGCTAGGATCCAAGACACGCTAAAGAGGTCAGTGTTCAAAAGAGTTTTTTGTCCTAGTTTTACTATCCTATCAAAGGGAATATGCTGAAAATTATACATACTTCCCAACATCATAAATCATTGTAGAACATTGTCTTGCGCATGTAAAACATTTATTTTCTCCTTGCCAGTAAGAAGGTAATTCATCCCATAAAACATCGTTATTATAAAAAATTTTATCTTTACAATTTGGTACACCTATATCATTTAGAATCTGCTTGGTTTGTTCCACCGTTATATTACGTAGAAAATGTATAGGAAGTCTTTCTTCAATTGGACTTTCTAGATATTCTCCTGCAAGCCAACAGCACGGAAAAATATTACCATAAGGATCTACATATATAGATTTATCTGTTTTACACTTAGGTTGAATTACAGAATCCTGTATTGCTTTTTTTCTGACATCTTTGTTAAGCAGAGTATTTAATTCGTAGTTAGGATTCATTTTATATTGATTTTGTTTAGCAGGCTTCAGATAATATTCGAAATTTCCTGCTTTATCAATTACTTCAAATTTTTTCATTTCGTAAAAACGAGTCGTTCGTACAAAATTAACCGAATGGACTCCTAAATCTAACAAGTATTCTTCTAATTCAAAGATGTCTTGCTCGTTATGTTCAAATACAAGACTATCAACTCTTGCTTTCCCACCGGCCTCTATGAAAGCTGTCATATTTTCTATTACTTTATCGAAATCTGTATTTCTCCTATATAATTCGTGTTTACCTTTGAATCCATCAACAGCGAAAATAACTTCAGAATTGGATTGCGTGCCTATAACTTTTGCAAACTTATCCCACCATTTTTTATTTCTCATCCCGCCGTTAGTATGTATAGCTAACCTAGTATTTGGATTGCATTGTCTAACGTAATCATATATTTCTAAACAATCTCTAGCAAAAGCTGGATCACCGTAGTTGCCACAACTATAAAAATTTCTTATTTGGCTTAAGAAACTGCTGGGAAACCAATTTTTAAATTCTTCTAATGATATATCACCGCCTTTTATAAAAGGTCGTAAGGGACCACCATGAAAATTCCTAGCACACATAGGACATTGCGCTTGACATTTGTCTGTTAATTCTATGTGGATTTCAGAAATTTCTTTTACGTTAATCATTGTAAATTGTTTTTAACCAATCAAAATCATTTATTTTGAATAGTTCTTCTAAATTGTTTTTATTTTGTTCGCCGAACTTCTTCCCTGCCTTTGCACCCTTTATTGTGTCAATACCAAATGGTCTATTTGTTCCTTTGTTACACCAGATATCAAGTCTCTCTGCTGTTTCAATGTCCTGCTGCCTATCTATAATCCGACTTGCTAATTTAGCACACTCTCTAAATCCGCTTTTCCAGGCATTAAAAGAATCGGTGTTGAATGCTGTAATATTTGATACTTCTTTTATTGCTTTAAAATTAAAACTTATTGAAGTTGTCATGTCAGGTTTAGAAGTATCCATTTTTTTGGTTAATCGAGTAGGCAATAATTTTACGCCTCCGTAACCATAAATCAAATCATTTACAGGATTTTTAGATCGCCAAACATGGACAGTTTCTAAATTATATTCGTCTACTTCATAATCAAAAGAAAAATCATCTAGAAGTTCAGCATCTGCGTCTACTACCCAGAACATTTTTGTGAAACACTTTTTTGCTGCTTGAATGTGGGCTTGATGTATTCCGTCTACACCGTCAATTCTTTTTGCAGAAGGGTATCTTGATTTCAATAAGTCCCAATTTTTATCTGCGTTTGGTTCATTATACGAAATAAAAACAATATCATACATTGTATTATGTTATATAAATCATAGTAATTTGTCAACCAAAGGAGAAAGTTTGTCTGCGACTTGTCTATGTATATCAGGACCGTCGTGCATTAAATCTCTCGCACGCCCTGTGTCGATAGTATCTATAATATGTAGGTCTTGGTACTGCCTATCAAAATCGCCTTCCCAAGTCCAGTTTAATACAGGGACTCCCACATGTTGCCATAACATATTTGCAGAAAAATAACAATTATAGTTATTTGCTATCATTTCTCCTTTTTCTATGCAATATCTTTTCAAAAACCAATCAGTATCTTTTTTTTGATATTTTGTAGTTACATTGTAATGTTTGAAAACGACTGAATTAGATTTTTCATAAGCAAAACTTTTTCTAAAAGTTTGAGGCCATTGATAAATTACAAGCGAAGGAACAGGATATGCGTTTTTAATCCACTGCAAGCTATTAAAATACTGGATGTCAGGACCTGTGCCTGCTTTTCCTAGGTTTAAAAAATCTATACCTTTAGGATTTAGTAATTGAGAACACCAAATATGTTCTTCAAAATTTCCTACTCCTTCTGTGTGCGAGCATCCAAAAACTAAAACAAATTGTTTATCTAGATTCTTTATTTCTTTTGTTCTATATCCCTCTTGATTAAATTCATAAATTATATCATCTTCTAGATATATAGGATTTACATTTTTTTTATGCCTTAAAAAAATATCATATTCTTCTGAATCCCAGCCTTTTAAACAAGCATTCTTTCTTTCTTTGTCTATTAATATTTCTTTCTCATTAAATTCAAGATCAGGCATTTCTAGTATTTCCGTAATGAATTACCTTGCTTACAGAACTTGTAAATTTTCTCCACGGATCGATTACAATGCTTTCAGGAGGTATAACGCAATAAATTTCATCTTGAGATTTATCTTTGGTATAATCATATGTAATACTAGCAGAATGTGCCATTAAAAATACGCCAGGTTCTTGAGGTTGATACAAATCTCCTGTATAAGGATCAATGTAGGTAGGTGTAATTCCCATCTGTTGTAAATAGTATCCGATTAGAAGAGAATAGGAACCGTCTGTATAAGGCACTTTTGGTTTATAAGATTTGCCGTGAATATATACAGGCATGTCGTTTTCTTCTGCTAACCTGTGTAATTCTTTTGCAATATTTTCTGCCTGTACTTCTCTTGCTCGCATAATTGAGTCAAAAAGATCGTAGCCTAGGTCTAGTTCTTGGGCCATGTATCTTAGTGCAATATTATCTCTTGGGTGACAGGATCCACCGTCCCCCATTCCTGCTGTCATATATTGTGGGCTCATTATTCTCTTAGAAGAATGTGCAAGTGCATTTGTTACAACATCAACATTAATATTGCCCTGCTTTTGTGCGACGTCTTGAATCATGTTTACAAGAGAAATTTTTGCAGAAATAAATGTGTTATAGAAAACCTTAATACACTCGCACTCGTCATATGTGCCTACAACATAACGTGGGTTATTTTCCATTATAGTGTCATAAAAGTCTCGTAGCCGCTTTGCATCTCCTGTTTCGGTGCCGTCTTCTGTTCCTATCATTACCATTTCAGGATTTACCATATCCCATGCTACTGAACCCATTGCTATTAAATACGGATTATAAACAAATCTTGTGTTGTTGACAAGTGGTACAAATTCTCTTCTTGTAGTACCTGGCAGTACTGTAGAAATCAAAACCAAAAGCTGATTCTCGTTCATATGTTTATCGGCTTCTTGTAATACCTGTTTTACAACATCGTAAGAGAAGTCCTTTGGAGGTAAATGGCAAGTAGGATGTTTTCCGTCGTAGTCGGAATTATGAGGTGTGGGCACAGCTACAAACACAATGTCGCAGTTTTGCACACAATCTTTAATAGATGTTTCAAATTCTACTAGATCACTAGGTAAAGGTTCTAAATCATATCCTTTTACAGTATGGCCTTTTTTAACAATTTCCTCAGCACAAGGCAAGCCTAACTTGCCTACTCCAATGTATCCAATCTGCATACAGCGTCCTTTATAAGTTTATTAACGTATTTAAAATTCCAAGCTATTTCAGAGATGCCTTCTTGATTCCTTACAATTCCTAGGGCATATTTTTGTTGTATTTGAATTTAAGTTTTTTATTTTTTTGAGACTATAGATTGTATAGTTCTTGTCCTAATTTTTCTTCTGCCCATCCGTGATATATTTTCAAAGTCATAATTTTTTCTATATCTTTAGGATATATATTTACAATGTCTTTTGAAAATATTGCTAAACTAGAAAGTAAGATTGCTGACTTTTTTAGATCTGAGTATGCGGTAGCAACAGATTGTTGCACACATGCTATAGAACTTTGTTTGCGGTATACAAATGCAAAAAAAGCAGTATCACCTTTTCATACTTATATTTCGATTCCTTTTACATTCGAAAAACTAGAAATAGAATGGAGTTTTGTCAGTCTGAAATGGAACGACTATTATTACATAACAGATAGAATTATTGATGCCGCTGTTTACTGGAAAGAAAATGGTTATATAAAAAATACTTTTATGTGTTTAAGCTTTCAATACAAAAAGCATTTTAGTTTAGGTCGGGGCGGGGCTATATTAACAGATAATTATAATGATTATGTTGAACTTAAAAAAATGAGTTACGATGGTAGAATTCCTCAAATACCTTGGGCAGAACAAAATATAAAGTCTATAGGATACCACTATTACATGACACCCGAAACCGCAGAATTGGGTCTACAAAAAATAGATGATGCTTGTCAGATACCGCCAAATCTTTGGAGTTATAAAGATTATCCTGATCTTTCCACTATGGATGTATTTAAATGAAAATTATAACCTTCGGAGACAGTTGGGCAGTCGGACATGGATTAGGAATAGGCGAAAACAACTTTACAGATTTTTTAAGCTCTGCTCTAAATTGCGATAATAAAAATTTTGGAGTAAGTGGCGCTAGCTTGGGTCATATTTTTCGCGATTTTACTAGAGAGATAAAACTAATTAACGGACACAAACTTATAGCTAACCTGTTATTGGAAAAATATGAGAAATTGTAACGAATGGGGATCACTTAAAAAAGTTATTGTAGGTATATCGGACAATGCAAAAATGCCGTCTGTAGATATTTCAGTAAGGACTGTAAATCATGCAGATAAATCGGATAAAAAATCTATTATAAAAGGAAATTACCCCCAAAAAGTATTAGAAGAAGCAGCCGAAGACCTTGAAATTTTTTGTGATTTTTTAAAATCTCAAAATATTGAAGTTTGCAGGCCTAGTGATAATAATCCAAAATATTATAATTATTGTCCTAGAGATAGTGTATTTGTATACAATGACAAATCATATGCCACACCTATGCCTATGATATGCAGACAAAAAGAATACACTGCATTTCAAAAATACTGCAAAAATTTAACAGTGTTAGATTGTTATGTAGATAACGACTTATACAATCTAAATTGTATAGGTAATCCTAATATTCTGGCATTAAATGAAATAGCACCGTCCTTTGATGCTGCAAACATTATAAGGGCAAACAAAGATATATTATATCTAGTTAGTAATAGTGGAAATAAAAAAGGTGCAGAATTATTACAAGATTTATTAGGCGCAGAAGTCGAAGTACATACACTAGAAAATGTTTACTCGTACATGCATATTGATTCAACAATTGCTTTTCTCAGAGAAGGTTTACTATTAGCAAATCCAGAAAGAATTAAGGATAAAAGCTTTTTGCCAAAACCTTTTTGCAATTGGGATATAATTTGGTGTCCAGAACCTTATGATATAGGACATTATCCTAATATCTGCAATGCGAGTACTTGGATAAATATGAATCTATTTTCCATAAATGCTAAACTTGTTGTTTTGGAAGAACATCAACATAGTTTAAGAAAAGAATTAGAAAAAAAAGGGATTGACTGTGCAATGCTGCCGATGAGACATCAAAGGACACTAGGCGGCGGCTTTCACTGTGTAACATTAGACATTGAGAGAGAAAAAGAATGACTATAAAAACCGGAAAGCTAGAAAATATATACTGGAACGACAGTTTTAAAAGTTTCGATTACATAAAGCAACCTGTAAGTGAAGAAGAAATCACAAAGTGGAGAGAAGCAGGATATAATCATAAAAGCTTCACCGGAGAAATGTATGATAGTAAAAACCCAATGCCGGACTACGCTGATAAAATTGCTAAGGACTTGGGATTAAAAAATTGCGGTTTTGTTTTTTACAGAATGAATACTAATGACATAATGCCTACGCATGTAGATCACTTTTCTCGTTACTGTGAAATTTTTAACGTTGACAGATATGATGTATTTAGAGCGGTAGTTTTTTTAGAAGATTGGAAAATAGGACATTATTTTGACATAGGAAATAGGGCAATAATGAATTATACCGCAGGTGAATGGATCATGTGGAGCTGTGACGAACCTCACTTTGCAGCTAACATAGGAACAGAGCCTAGATATACTCTGCAAATTACAGGAATTTTGTAATGGATTTTGTTCAAGACATATACTGGAACAATCTTCCCTCTAAAATATTAAAAAGTAAGAAAAAAAGTCATATTCTTAATAATTTAATAAAAAACACGTTCCTAAATTCAATCAAAGAACCGTTTTTTTTGTTTACAGGAACCAATGATATAGATTTTTCTTTTTTGTCTAAGGATACAAAAATATTAAAAAAACTTTCTAAAAGAAAAATAAAATTTTTTTTATACGAACCGGTATCATATTATTTTGAAGGTTATAATTTTAATTTAGGCTACTATTCTGAATTTCATTCAGCTCATAATAATTCAAAGAAATTAAGAGCAGAAGAATTAGATTACCTTAACGAATTAGGAAAAAAAATAAACGGAATTGTAGTTAATCATGGGGATTATGGTTTACAAAAGTTTTTAGGAGAGAAGTACCCTTATATCACTTTTAAATGCAGAGACATTTTTATCAGGCAAGCTGCCTTAAGCTATATGCCTTTAGATACAGAATTTATTCCAAAAATAACCAAAAGATTTTGGTGCGGCAACGGAAGATACACCATCCATAGGCACATTATAATGTGCTACTTAGCAGATAAATTAGGAAATTATAGCTGGTGGTTTAAGGGAAACACTGATTGGGAATCTGTCATTGATTGGATAGAAGATTTACCTAGAGAATACCTTAAAAAAAATAATAAAATACTTAACGATAACAATTGGGAGTTAGATTTTTGCTCAGATAAAATCAATATAGATGAAAAACACTCTTTATATCTGCCCGAAGGACCATTTTCTCAGCCTAACATAAAATACAAAAAAACTTTTGACGAATGTTTTGTGTGTATTATAAATGAAACTCGCTTTGCTCAACCTACTGCTAACTTTTCAGAAAAAGTAATAGATGCTATTAACTATAGAAAACCTTTTATTGTAGTGGCACCGCCTAAAACTTTAGAATACATAAGAAAACTAGGTTTCAAAACTTTTTCTAACTATTGGGATGAGTCATATGACCAAATTGAAAATCATAACGATCGAATGTTAGCTATTTTTAAACTAATAGACGAAATAAATTCTAAAAGTTTGAATGAACTTAATGACCTAAATGTAAACATGCAAGAATTATTAGAGCATAATAGGAATCTAGTAAAAAAACTACCAAAAAATAATACAGTCATAAATGATAATTAAAAATCCATACATCGACTCGTGCGAAAGTTCTACATTTTCAGTATTATTTGATTACTTTAATTGGCGCGACGATATACAATTAATACATGGGCTAATGAAATATCCTGAATGGAAGCCTAATGTAAATATCCTTAATTTTATAAAAAATCTAGAAGAGCTAAGATACAATGCCAATTGTTATTTTGTTTTTGATGCTTCTACAGAAGGATTTTCACCTTTCAAAAACTTCTTCTTTCATAACCTATACGAATCATGTAGATTACATAATATTAAGCCTAACAAGATTATATTTGTTTCAACAAATATGAAAGATTTAACCAATATTGAAAGATATAATAAAGAAAATAGAATACAAGAAAGTATAAGAGTTTTTCCTTTCTTAAGTTTCAAAAAAATGATTCAAGATTTGATAGAGGACAATTACGGCTTTAATTTTAACAGCAATTCTGCATTTGAATATTTCAAATCTGAATGTGACAGAAAATTTAGCGGAGATTTTGGATTAAGTTTAAGCAGAGTAAATCGATCACATAGAACTCTTGCTCATTATCTTCTACACTCTACCAACCTAGACAGACATTTTAAATTAAGTCAAGATAGAATTTCTGAAGATGACATAAGATACACTGCACAACATTATTTGCTTGATAAAAATTTTTTAAAATGGTGTTCTACTCTACCAAAGGTTGTCGACACAGAAGATTTTGAAACTAATCATGCTTTATCTATTAATAGTCATCTTCACAATTCAACTCTATTTCAGATTGTAAATGAAACTCACGTAAAAAACTGGCAAAATACGAGTTTATTTTATTCAGAAAAAACATTTAGATCCATGGCTCACATGCAACCGTTCCTGATATTTGGACAGCCAGGCTGTAATAGAAAATTAGAACAATTAGGTTTTAGACTTTTTAGAGAAGATTTTGATTACTCCTTTGATGATATTCAAGACACAAAAAAACGTTACCTTGCAATAATAGATACTATTAGACAGGTAGTTAAACAACTGAACGAGATGAATAGAGACGAACAAATAAAATGGAGATTTAGGAGAGAAGAAACACTCAAACACAATTTTGATTTAGTAATGGACATTAACTATTTTAGACAGGATTTTGAAAAACTGATAGAGGCATTATGAAAAGATACAAAAGATTTTTTGCTTTCGGATGTTCTTTTACTCATTATAAATGGGCGACATGGGCGAATATTCTAGCATACGAATTAGATTGCGAATTTTTTAATTTGGGGAAAAGCGGTGCAGGGAACAGTTTTATCGCTAATCAAATTTCTCAAGCGGATGCATATTTCAATTTTACACAAGAAGATTTAGTTGTAGTAAGTTGGACTAATATCTCACGCGAGGATAGATATAGAGACACAGGATGGATCACGCCAGGTAATATTTACTCGCAACATGATTATGATGAAAACTTTGTCTCTAATTACGCAAACGATACCCATTTTGCATTGCGAGATTTTTCTTACATTCATTTTGTAAAAAACCTGTTAGAAAGTAAAACCAACTGGCATTTTTTACAAATGTGTAACATAGTTAATGTAATTAATCAATGGGAATCAAACAGAAGATCGAACTCTGACATCAAAAATATTTCAGACTTATATACTGATTCTTTACAACACATTGTTCCGAGTTTTTATGATGTTTTATGGAGAGGAAACATTGATAATAAATGGAAAAGTGATTGGAGAGAAATACACCCGAACTATTCTGACGGACATCCTACACCATTAGAGCATTTGCAATATCTAGAAAGAACAATCATGCCCAACATATCAGAAAAAACAAAACAAGCTGTATATTCTTTACAAGAACAATGGCGAGATTATATTCGAGAAGGATATAAAAACACTTCTATAGATTGCGGGCTACACGACATGCCAAACAATTGGGTAGATAAAATGCATAATTTATTTAGACTGAGGGAAGAAAAGCCTATTCCCAGTGTGCTGTATCATTGACTCTGGCACAAGTCCCAAAAACTTTGCATTTCTGGAAATGTGTCAGTAAAATTTGAATTTCTTCTTCTATCGTGCTCGGAAAACCAAGCATAAAAGTTTTTTCTTGCTACTATTAACTTATCTTCTTCATAAAAAGTAGATGCCATGTAATCAACTACTCTTTTGAACTTTTCATACTCTAGATCTGTGAATTTAGTTCTATCACTATTGTCTTGATTGCGTTTTATAAAATCTAAATGAGAATACATATAGAGCATGTATTCTTCTTTCGGTAGAATATTCATGTCAAATATAGTAGGTTCTTTCAAATGAGGTGTATCAAAACGAATTCTTTGCCATTGTGTTTCGTTTTTGTTCGAATTGTATCTTTCGCGCCATTCTAGTATCTTTTCTAGCAATAAATTAAAACTTGTAACGCAAAATATATTGAACGTAATCATAAATGTTACAGGCAATCCTGTATTTGAGAGATAATAGTCTAGATTACGCTCCCATAATTTGATATCTAGACCGTGACGAGCGTATTCTGCTCTTTCCCCCCAGGTATCAATTGAAGTATATAATTTAAAACTTTTAATTGCGTTTATAGAACGCAGATAACTGATCCTTTCTACTAGACGTTCTACGAGTTTGGGTTTGACCCCAAGATTTGAGTTAATTTCTATCTGTATATGCGGTTTCGGATCTTCCTCCAGTTTATCAAACAAATCCCATGTACTTTTATGCATCAAAGGCTCGCCGCCTGTTATTCGCAGTATGTTAAGAGTCTTTGAAACTTCGGGCCACCATTCCCACCATGCTTTTACATATGGATTTTCTTCTTCTCTGTGATAGACTTTGAACCAATCTATGTCCTGTCTATGATCTGTAGCAGTATCATAAGGTCCATGTTCGTCAATTTCTTTCCAATACCTAGAACTTGCTTTAGGATGACAATAGCCACACTTGAAGTTACACTCATTTGAGAAAGAAATTTCAATATACTCCGGATTTACGTTGTATTCTGCACCGCCTTGTTTTATTTCTTCCAATCTTTCTGGTGTATATATTGAAGCAGTTTTGATATGACGATCGGAAACATAGTCTTTGCCCATTGCTTCTATTTTCCAGCAGTAGGAACATCCTGCAGGCTGCTGTCCTTTCATCATAAATTCTCGTTCCTGCTTTTTTTGACGAGTATTATGAAGTGCAGATGGGTTGTTTTCAAGTTCTTCCAACGGAATAGGATGCGGAGCAGGATGATAGCAAGAGTGAGTTTCGCCTGTTTGTAGATAAATCGTGGTATGATGCCACTTTGCCATACAGAAAGTAGGAGAAATTTCTCTATCTGTATGAGGAATAATCTGTTTTATCTCTTCAAGTTCGCTCATTTCTGCCTTTTAATAATTCTTGGCGTGTTTCTATAGGTTGATTTGAAGAATCTACTTCCTGCTTCGTCTAATAGTGCAATCTCAATACCTAATTTGCTTGTAAGACCGTGTTCTAATTCGTTAACTTCTTCTATTACAGCATTTTCGTCTTTGGTTTTGTGATTGTCGTTCCAATATTCTGTAAGATACTCAAAATCTCTAACTTGTTTATATTCCCAGTCTGTGCAGTTTGTAAGATAACAGCCTTCTCTTGCTCCGTATATGCTCCATAAACCATTTTCTACGTCTGCTCCTACAGAACACCATATTTTAAGACGTTCTAGATTTTGCCACCATACTGTTTTAATGTCATTGACAGGGGATCCTTGGTCAAGACTCATTTTTACACCTTCTCTAAATCCTGCTCTCCAGGCTTGAAAAGGAGATCCGTTCGTGTATGATGTGGAATAGTTGTCATTAAATTGATAATACTTGTCATCGAAACAGAATTCTACGAGAGATCGTTCGTCTGCGTCATTTGCTGCTTCGTGAGTTTTCATATTTTGAACAAAATCTTTGTTCCATAGTTTTAAACCGCCATTTCCATACATTAACCCATTTACATAGACTCGTCCGCACCAAGAAAAAACGTGATCGCGTGTTAATCCAAGCTCGTCAATGTCAATAACTACGTTTAGAAATGATTGATCTACAATATTGTCCGCATCTACGGTTACAAAATAGTCTGTGTCCGAAATATCAGCACAGGCTTTGTGAGCAGCGTCAGATCCCTTTACACCGTGAACTCTTTTTGCCCACGGAATTTTTTGACATAGGTCAGCATAATTCTTTTCTGCGTTAGGTTCGTCAAAAGAAAGAAATATCACATCCTGTTCTGCTACAACTATTTTGTTTGACACTGGGTTATCCTTTGAAAGCTATATTTTTCGAACATTTTTGCTGTAAAAACGGAAATGTCCTGTATTTCTTCTTCAAATTTCATATCGAAAGGTACTACAGCATAGTTATCTCTTACTACTCGTGAAAAATCAACAGAAAGAGTTTTGTAAAGCACATTAGGATCGTGTTTTGCTGTGACGGAAAATGTAATTTCTCTGTTTAGTCGAACTCCCTGCTGTTTTAGGTTTTGATTAAGAGACTTTCCTAATAGAATCTTCCAACAGGAATTTGGTATGTCCTGTAAAACCGTTATGTCAGCGTTGTCGTCGTTGTTTTCTGGTAATTCGTATATAAAGTCATTTACAGAAGCACCATCAAACTGCATTTCATGAACATTTACAAGTGCCAGCTGTTTCTTTTTAGGATCATACTCTACTCTGTAGTTTCTTCGTCTTTCTTTTCCTTGTAGAATGCCTACAACTTCTTCTAAATCAACAGCTATATCGTGATGATTCGCACTTGGTTTAGGAGATATTCCTATGATTTTGCCTGTGTCTTCTTCAAATCTCACATACATTATGTCTGAAGACATTTTTCAAACTTCCTTATCTTGTCTTCTGTTACAAAATCGTTTTCTGTATAATGAAATACACCGTTTTGATGAAAATTTCCAATTTTTAGCGTTGCTTGTTCTGTAAGATACACACCTACTTTATCCTGCCAGCGGGAAGTTGGCATTTTCCAGTTCTGTATTTGTGATTTCATATGAATAACGGAAACAATGTCGCTTGTTTGGTTGGATATTTCTGTGTCGCAATCCGTAATTTTAGCAGCAATTGCTGTAGTGATGTCCATTGACGGTTCTTTAGGGTAGAAATTCGAACAGAAATGCCCGTAAAACAATTCCCAGTTGTTAGATATTAATTCTACCCATTCAAAAAACTGTTTTGCTTTGTTGGATTTTTTAAAATAGTGCAAGCAGTTGTAGAAGTTTGGTAAATCATTAGCAGTAAATGCTTTTCTGTAATAATCAGACTCTACAAGTTCTTGTCTATACGTAAAAACTCTTGTAGGAAAATATACTTCGTAATTTTTTAATAGATTCCAAGCATAATTTAAATTTTGTAACACAAGAACATCAGAATCTATAACGATAGTTTCATCATAGGGCGTTGCGTGATAGATTTTCCATCTATTTTGAGTTTTTAATCTGGTTTCGTCCGATTTATACCACGGAATTTCTACGATCTTATCAAAAACGTGTGTGTATTGCTGGGGGATAGTGTTATTTGTTATTATACTAACGGGTAAATCGTTGCCAGATGCCTTCAAACTTAAAGCAGCAAGGTAAGATTGCTGTATATATTCTTCTCCGTCGGCAAAAACGCAGTATCCTTTGCTATTCATACAATACACCTATTTAAACTAAACTTGTTCATACAGTGTAAATTAGAATTTTTTAGAGATAATAGTGTGTATTCGCCTGTATATTTGGGCTTTTCAAGCAAAATTGTTAATTTTTCTCTGTCAATATCCCATAAAATGCTTTTATCTGTGATGTAATAGAGTTTTCCAGGCATTGATTTTGCAAAATCTCCTTGTTCATAGCCGTTCATAATGTGAATTGCTATAGAAAATGCATAATCATTGCGAAAATACGGGGTGTTAATCTGAAAAATTGAGCAATAATGATTCCAATTTTCCTGTATGTGCGCTACTAAATCAAAAAATATGCGGTTTTGCTCCGTTTTTCTAAAGAAAACAGCGGTTGCCCAGTAAAAATCTACGGAAGTTTCCGAAACTCTTTCAAAAACATCGCCTCTATCCAAGTCTAAAAGATCTACACAGTCTTTATAAACAAGAAAATCGTGCGATTGCTCAAAACATTTCTTCCAAAATCCATTAGAAATTACAACATCACTGTCTAATAGCAGTGTTTCGTCATAAGGAGATGCTCGAAAAGCAGTTGATCGTAGGTTGTTTTTCCAATCCAACTTTTTTTCTACTAGAGTTCCGTCGTAAAATTTCTTAACAGCGTGATTTTCTGACGGAGAATATACTGTGTTTTCTTTTAGATCTTTTTCTTTCCATACAACAGAAATTACTTGATCAAAAACAGATTCGTAATCAGGATATTCGTGTTCGAGATAAGATAGGCTATCTGTAACTATTGACGTAGGAAGATCAAGATATTTGCGCACTCTCTTAGCAAGAAAATAG